TATTACCAAGTTACCTGTTATTGTTTGTGTTCCTGTTATTGTTACAGGTCCTGCTAAAACTCCTGAATCTATTGTTTGATCATCACTTAAAGTAGAATTATGTGTTGTTACATATGCCGTTGCATCCATGCTAGGAGAAGGAGCACGTTTTGCTGGATATGTACAAAATACATCTTTCGTACCTGCTGAAAAATTTACAGCAGCATCACTATTTGTACTTTCAAGAATTGTTGTTCTTGATAAAGTGTCAGGTGCTGCATCAGTTACTGTTCCTATACCAATTTCATACTCTGTTCCTGCTTGAGCAGTAATACAGTAATATGTTGTATTGGTTGTACCAATTCCAGCAACAAAAGTTTGAAAACCAGAGCTTGCTCCTGCAAGATTAATAGTTCCAGTTCCTGTTGTTGTCGTGGTTTCCTTAACACGATCATTGATAATCAATGCCATGTTAAATCCTTACGATAATCTCAGTATAGCTGTACTTGTGCCTGGTGCTGGAAACTGAACAGTAAATGTACCGTTGGTTGCTGTAAAATCAGAACCAAAAGCTAAAATACAAACTGCATCTGTTGTTCCTGAACCTCCATCAGTAGTAGTGTTATATATCATAGCACCATTAGCTGTGAAGCTAGCAGAAGTCCATTGAGGGTCAGTACTAAAATCAACATATGCTGTTGATGCTGATGTACTGCCTGTTACAGATTGACCAGCTAAAGCTAATCCTCCTGCTGTATAAGCAGACCCTGATGAATTTGTAGTTTCATTACTTGTTGAGTAATCTTCCGTAGTTGCATCTAAACTTGCACTTGATGTAAACAACGCAATTTTAAAAGCACTCCCACCATTTGCAAAATCATGAAATCCTTTTAATAGATCTCTTTTGAAGGTGTTACATACCGCCTGTGTTATTGCCATTTTTTATCTCCTTTATGGTTGTTGCGACTTTAGAGGAGTCCTTAAAACTCCATCCATGTATTCATCTCTTCTTCCACGACCTTGTTGTTCTATAGACAAGTCTTGTAATGCGTTAGCATAACCTTGTTCATATTGACCAAGTAGGTCATAGGGGCCTTTGAGAAATTTAAAAGCCTCGCAGAGACACGCATACAATAACGTTCTAGGAGCATTTGTGCTAACCCAGGTAGTCGTATTTGTAGACGATAGTCCTGTTGGTAACTTATTTAAAGCTACTTCTATATTATATGCAACATCTGGTGTTGGCGCAAGATATATGTTTCCTGCTTTCCAATTTGCATAATACACAGGTGTAGCTGTGGCAGTTCTATCAGGCCAATATTCATTCATAAATGTAACATCTTTTTGTTCTAATTTTTTACGAGAATTGCCTAAACTTTGTCCATAAATTTGAACTGATCTAATAAGAGCAAATTCTGCTATTCCTGTACCTGGTAATGATACAAAAGAATTATTAGCAGTTAATGAAGCAATTTGATAAGATCTAAATGCATCTAAATCTACTTCTCTAAATATTCGATTTTCAGCATTAGATATAAAATCATTAACAATAGTAGTTGTTAAAACATTTGAGTCTGTTTCTGTGTAAGCTCTAATTTGATCTACTAATTCTGCGTATGTTGTCATATTATCCTTCTATAGTAACTGGACCTGAAGTGCAAAGCATACCTCCAAATCTTACGTTTGTTTGATCTGATGTTTGTCCTGTTACATTAAATGTGTAAGAGTCTGTATCTCCACCAGGTACAGTTATTGTGTATCCATTAGAATCTTCTATTTTAGCTTGGCTAAATCCAGACCCTCCAACACAATTTCTAAATCTTACTGTTTCACCAGTTGTTCTTCCATGATTAAATTCTATAACTGTAATGGTCCCTGAACCATTTGTAGAAAAAAATGGATTACCTGTTAATAATCTAGCTGCAGGAGTTTCTACTCTTGCCGGCCGAGCGTTTTGTAAAGCTTGTGGATCGGGAGCTATTCTAATTGGTTGTAACTGAGGTTGTTTGGCTTCAAATTCTGTGTAATGAACTAATGATCCAGTCCATTCTTTAACCATTTCTCTATATGGAAATTGTAGCCCACTTCTGTCAGATATAGCTAAAGCATTTTTACCTGTTGCAAATTTAGCCATACTAACCTACCGATGGAAAATATGCTTGTGGAGTTAAATAGAGACTTGTTCTAGATCCGTCTTGATCAGCCGCTCTTTTCCATTCATCTTCATAAATTAATTTTAATGCTTGCATTCTTTCAGGAGATTTTTTCTGTGCTAAATAATAAGCAAGTCCTGCAGTTATACAAGGAATAAACCTAAAAGGTATTTGTGCATTTTCTCTGTAAGTATCAATGTCAAACATTCTTATCATAGCATAATATTTTAATGTATATGTTCCACTAGCAGGAACTGCTGGATATAAAAATAAAGTTGGATTAATTTCTCTTTGAAAATAATATTGTGAAGGTCTGCCTGAAGTAGATTTATTAGGCATATTAAAATAAGTAGCTCTACTTATAGAAGTGGCTGCATAATCATAAGTACCATCATTTATAACTACATCTGTAACATCAATAATTGCAGAAGCATCATCCGCTCCTGTACCATATAAACTTGTTCCTGTAACAGATTGAGCATTAGCAGTTAATGTTTTATTTGTTTGTTGTATAGTCCATAAATTAAGTCCTCTGTTAGCCCATTCAGCTAACAAAATATTAAGTGATCTTTTTGCTGTTTTAAGATCATATCCATCACGAACCATAATTCCACATCTTTCATAAGCTTCTTGAATTATGTCATTAATTTGTAAGTCAAAAGACTTTGTTGTAGAATAAGTCGGCATTATCTTCCTTGTCTATTATATTTCTTCCAAGTTCGTCTTTTATATTTGTTTTTAGGACGAGATCTAGAAGAACAGCCTATACTAGTCCTTTTTTTGACCGGAGTAAAGTATTCGTTGTTAGCTGTTTTGGCCATTATTTACGTTCTACAATTTTTTTTATTTTGAGAACACCTTCTAAGTCTGGTTCTAGCTCTGCCACTACTTGACCACATTCATAGCGAATAACATTTGATCTGCTATCTGATAAATTACGCTCACTTTCTCTTTTAACTTTAAGGCAATGAGCTAAACCATCTGTTTTCATAAACCCATCCATTGACCCGTTTACAATCATCATCATTGCAAATACTGTTTCAATAACTGCCATTTTGTCTTACCTTATCTTTTAATTGTTCTACGTCTGTTTGCATTTTTTGTAATTGACTTTTTAAAAAATCTATATTTATATTATTGCTTTCAATAGATTGTACTTCTTTTTCCATGACCTCATTTTGCCCAGCTAGAAACTCAATTAACATGTATAATTCCTGATTTACGGGCGTTTGTTCAGCTTTTTTTAACAAATCGGCTTCCATTAATTGTCTTGCAGTCTCAAGTTGGGTCAGCCTTTGAGTCACATCACTATAGGCAAATATACCTACCCCTATGGCTACAATTAACCCAATTAGGTTTCTCATAGGCATGCTAATCGCTGTGTTATCTGATATCTTCATTACTTCATTCCTGATAAAGGATTAGCAAGAGTAGTTTTTATTTGCTTATCTATACTCTCTTGTAATTCTTTCATTTTTTCTTCTAGATTAGATTGTAATTTTGACATATCTTCTTCAATTGTATCTACGGTAATTTTTAAATCTTTTGAGTTATCTCTAGCATCTTCTTTAACTTGTTGCTCTACATCATTAACAATTTTCTCTACTCTTCTTACATCTTGCCGAAGGTCATTTTTAAGTTCGTTTGCCACATCAGATACCAAGCGGATTTCCGCCATCATCATTTCCATTTCTTGCATTAGCATTTCAACTTCTGTTTGTATTAGCTCTGTCTTGCTTGACATTTCTTCTTTTGTAAGTGCAATGTTTTTATCAAACTCTGACAAATCAGGAGCTACGTACGCAGATATAGTATCTTTCATATTAAGATAGTCTTTGTAAAATTCAAACACCCCCCATGCACCGCCAAGTAAAGTACCAAGCGCTGTAAGGACTACGAATACTTTTCCGCCCTTGAATTTTAAACCCGCAAATTCCATTTCAGCCATGACTATTCCGAAATTTGTTGCCATTGTTGCATTATCATCTCATCCATTAATCCATCACTTCCTGCAAACAAAAAATATTGAGCTATGTTATTAGTTGTTAATTCAGCATCAGGTATTACATTATTGGTAAAAAATCCTTCTATGTCGTTAAGACTTTGTTGACTATCAAAGAAAGATTTAGAGTTTCCTAACACTTGCATTACAATTAATGTTTTTAACTGATTTACAGAGTCATATCTACCCTTATCACCCATCTTCTTTAATATTTTTTTAGCAGCAACTTCTTTTTTAGGTTCTTCTTTTTTTACCTCGTCTTGATCCTTATCCTCTGCTTCTTCCATATCTTCTTCGCTATCTTTATTTTCAACAACCTCTGATGGGCTTTCTTCCGTCTTAGGTTCTTCTGCCACATTTTCTTGAGGTTCTTCAGTATTTTCTTTAGCAGGTTCATTTTGTACCTCCTCTTGTTCTACTTCTGGTTCTGGCATTTCCATCTCCATTTCAATCTCTGTTTCTACACTTGCCATTTCTATTTCAGGCATTTCCATCTCCATTTCTGGTATCTCTATTTCCATTACAGGCATTTCCATCTCTATTTCCATTTCTACCATTTCATAAGAAACATCTGTGTCTGGTTCTTGTATTGGCTCAATTTCTATCTCTCCACCGGGTTGTTCAACAAAATCATTATGATCTATAATATTGTCTACAATATCTATAATTTCTGTTTCTGTACTACCGCCGTAAGCAACCCACATTTCTACACTTGTAATAGATTCTTGCACGATTGTTGATATTACATTGTAAAGTACGTTTATGGTAATATCATCAAAGAGCGGTCCGATTGCCATATTGATATCACGCCCACCAATTTCTATTACCAAAGTCGTTATTGTACCTGCAAAGTCAAAACCATTTTCGTATTCTTGATATCCACTGGCTACACCTGATTCTGATAAAATGTCTGTACCACTAAATACATTGGTGTTTCCATTCTTACCTGTAATATGCATGTAGATACGATCTTGTGCATCTCGTTTATCTACTTTGATTGTGTAATTAGTTCTTCCTCCATTTTCTATATCAAGAGAAGATATATCAACTGTATTGACAAAGGTCGTTCCCATTCCTGGCACATTATTATTTGATGTTGTATTTCCTGAGCCTGTAATTTGTGCACACTTATCTGTACCTAGATTATAACAACCACTGCCAGACGGGATAGTTGCAGGGCCTTGACCTCCAAAATCTTGATCCATATCGCCTTCATATTTGGGCTGTACAAAACCATTATCACCATCTAACAAATCACCTGAGTCTATATTGGTAACTTCAGTTGTTGTCGTTGTTGTTTCTGTTGTCGTTGTTACAGTATATCCATCTGCTTCATACTCTATTGTTTCTGTAATTGTTTCATCTATTATTTCTTCAATAGTAGGAGTACATAGTCCAACTGTATCAGTTGAACAGTCAACAGCTTGACTAGAATAAGATAGGGAGACCGATATACATAGCCATAGCCAAAAATAAAAACTTTTTGAACTCGTCATCGCTTACATCCTCATTTACATTAATCTTTAAAACATCATCTTTAAATACAGTGCTACCTTCTGGTATCATATCTGGATTTGATTTCCATTTTTCTAAAGCTTCA